AATGGCACCTGACCAGCGCAAGCTCTTCGGCGATCTCTGCCCGAAACAACCCGCGCAGGAAGGCCAGAACGCTGCGTTTTCATCGGCCGGATGAAATGACCTCGCCGAATACCATCATCGCCGACCTGGTCGACGACCGCAACAGGATGAGCGCAGCGCTGCATCGCATCGTCTTCGAGGCGGCATCATATTCTGATTGCGTAGCTATCGCCAAGGATTTCATCGGCGCCGGAATTCTGCCGTATCCGACGCAGACGGTAGCCGTATCCAATGGAGAAGAGTGATGCCGAGATTTGACACTGACGGCAGGATTGGATGCGAAAAGCTTACAGCAGACAGGTTGCGAGAATTGCTCAACTACAACCCAGATACAGGAGAGTTCTCATGGAAGGTATCCCTGAGCAATGCAGCGATTGCCGGAAGCAAGCCAGCTTCAAGTGAAGGCAAATACGTTTTTATAAGGATAGATAACAAGCTATATCCAGCCCATAGGCTTGCCTGGTTGTATATGACAGGAAGGTTCCCTTGCTTGCTAGTTGACCACAAGAACGGAATAAAAAACGACAACAAATTCTCAAACCTAAGAGAAGCCAACAAATCTGAAAATGGACAAAACCAGGTCCGTGCTAGATCGGACAACAAAACCGGATTTCTTGGCGTGTATCCATACGGGTCAAGTTGGCGGGCCTGTATTCGTCTGAATGGCAAAACTATTTATTTGGGAACATTTGATACGCCTGAAATTGCCCACGCTGCATACATCGAAGAAAAGCGCCGAATTCACCCGGCATGCACGATTTGAAAGGAGCCTCCATGAAATTCATCGTGACCATGAAGCCTACGGCATTACCGAAGAGCTTCGCCAAAGACCGTGGCCCCGAACACCGCATTGTGGTCGAGGACTACAGCAAGCACGAAGCGGCGCGGCAGGCGCGCGACAAAGCTGCGCTGTCCGGCTTCCGTGGCTACGCCATTACCTCTGTGAAGGAAGTTGAACAATGAATGCCCCTGAACGAGTCATGCCAGACCGCAAGCAACTCATCGGCGGAAGCGATGTCGCCGCCATCCTTGGTGTGTCCAAATGGAAAACGCCATTCCAGCTTTACCAAGAAAAAATCGGCGCCTTTGTCGAGGAAATCACTCCCGAAAAACAGAAGGTATTCGACCGCGGCCACCGATGGGAGCCGGTCGTCATCGAAATGATGGTCGACGAACTCAAGTCACGCGGCCACGACGTTGAAATCATCGCCCGCAACGAGCGCTACCAAGATCCAGAGTGTTCGTTCCTGGCTTGCGAGATCGATGTCGAGTTGCGCATCGACGAAGAAGAACTGAACGGGGAAATAAAGACCGTCCATCCCTTTGCCGCAAAAGAGTGGGGAGAACCGGAAACCGACGAAGTGCCGATCTACTACGCCGCCCAGGTTATGCACGGCCTGATGATCATGCCGCGACGCCGCTCCATCATCGCCGCCTTGATCGGCGCCGACGATCTCCGTATTCACTTCATGGCGCGCGACGAGGAAACAATCGCCGGCATCCGAGCCAAGGAAATCGAGTTCTGGCAGCGCATTCAGGACAAGAACCCGCCGCCGCCCATCGATCCCGAAGACGTGAAGTGGCTCTATCGACGCGACGGAGGCACAGCCATCGCAGCCAGCGACGACATCCTCGATATGGTTCAGCACCTCAAGGACATGAAGGCCAGCGCCAAAGCACAGGAAGGCCAGATCGAGCTGCTATCCGCTCGCATCAAGGCCTTCATGGGCACGAATGCTGTTTTGCTCGGGCCGGACGGCAAGCCGCTGGCGGCATGGAAAAACAATAAGGATTCGATCGTCACCGACTACAAGGCGGCCTATCTTGACCTCAAGCCGACTGCCTACCACACCGCGCGATTCACCACCACGAAGTCCGGCAACCGGCCGTTCACCATCAAATAACCAAGGAGAAACAAATGACTTCCGCATCTTTGAAAGCCGTCGCCACCGGCGGCGAACTGCCTGCCAAGCTGTCCGACCTCAAGCCAAGGGAGCAGATTGCCTATCTGCTGAAAACCAAGCAAGGCGAAATCGCCAAGATGCTCCCCAAGCACCTGAACGCCGAGCGCCTGCTGAAAGTCGCGCAGATTGCCGCTACCACGACGCCGGCCCTCGCCAAGTGTGATGTGTCCAGCCTGGTCGGCGCCATCGGCCAGTGCGCGCAAATGGGCCTTGAGCCGAATACGGTACTCGGCCATGCCTACCTGGTTCCATTCAACACCAAGCGCAAGGACGCCGAAGGCAACGAGCGCTGGGTAAATTCGGTGCAGGTCATCATCGGCTACAAGGGGCTGATCGACCTTGCGCGTCGCTCTGGACAGATCGTCAGCATCGCCGCTCATGAGGTATGCACGAACGACAAGTTCGAGCTTGTGTATGGCCTTGACGAGAAGCTGAACCACACCCCGGCCCTGGGTGATCGCGGAGAAATCATCGGCTTCTATGCCGTGGCCAAACTCAAAGATGGTGGTCACTGCTTCGAGTTCATGAGCGCCAGCCAGATCAACGAAATTCGCGATGCCTCCCAGGGCTACCAGCAGGCGGTGAAGTTCAAGAAGCAGGACAACCACCCATGGGAGGCCCACTTCACAGAAATGGGCCGCAAGACAGTGATTCGCCGTCTGGCCAAGTACCTGCCGCTGTCGATTGAGTTCCAGACCGCTGCGGCACTCGACGGCATGGCAGAAAGCGGCAAGGACCAACGCCTTGATACCCTGGACGGAGACTTTAACATCATCCCAGACGATGCGCAGTATGACGCAGGATCGATTGATGAAGAGACCGGCGAGATTCACGGCCATCTGACCAAGAAGGCACCTGTAACCGTTCCGGAAACGGTGAGCGGATTCCATCCGAGCGCCGAGGAAATCGCCGCGATCCACGCCCGCGAAATGGCCGAAGCGCAGCAGTCGGCACCTTCCTCCAGCCAGCGCCGCGGGCGCGGTCAGAGCGGGCTTGGCATCGAGTAACGATCACGGGGCGAAAGCGTCCGCCCTCCTCCTCCCACTCCCAGGACGCGAGTAGCCCCACCAACACAAGAGAACGCAAATGAACGCACCGCAACAAATCGCGCCAGACATCCTTTGCCTTGCGCACACCGCCAAAAAAATCGAATGGTGCGACCGCGCCGCGACCTGCGAGCGGCACGTAGCCATCCGGCGCGACGGCATCGGAGACGGCTTCGGCGTGCTGTTCCGCGTCTGCCAGCCCGGCGCGCATGACCAGTTTATCCAGGCCAAGATGCGGAATGACCAAGAGCGGATTGCTAGTGCTGGAGCGCGACATGACGCATAACACCCGAGCTAAGCGGCTTTAGTCCGCTTGAGCGAGTAGTTATGTGGCATTTGATTTTAATTAAGAGGTTTTGATGAATGAGTTGGCTTTATTCGCAGGCGCTGGTGGTGGAATACTCGGTGGGCATTTGCTCGGCTGGCGCACAGTGTGCGCCGTTGAATTTAACACCTACGCAGCAAGCGTATTGCTCGCAAGACAAAATGACAGAATTCTCCCGCCTTTCCCGGTTTGGGATGATGTTCGCACCTTTGATGGACGACCGTGGCGAGGAGTTGTTGATGTCATTTCTGGAGGATTCCCGTGCCAAGACCTTTCATCCATTGGAAAGCGAGAAGGAATTGACGGCGAGAGAAGTGGATTATGGAAAGACATGGCAAGGATCATTGGCGAAGTACGACCAAGATTCGCATTCGTGGAAAACAGCCCAATGCTCACTGTTCGGGGGCTTGGAAACGTACTCGGAGACTTGGCCTCGATGGGGTTTGATGCTCAATGGGGAGTGCTGGGCTGTGATGATGTTGGAGGCAACCACGAACGAAAACGAGTCTGGATTGTGGCCTACTCCAAGGGCGTGCAATCCCGGCAGCAGACCGAATGGCAAGGGTGGGCGAGTCTTGGCAGAGGAGGTTGCTATAGCCGAAGGGATGAAGAAGAGAGGCGAGCCAGGGAGCGCGGCTGGCCTGATCTCGCCGGAGTGGGTCGAATTGCTAATGGGGTGGCCGCTAGGGTGGACAGACTTACAGCCCTTGGCAATGGACAAGTTCCGCGAGTGGCAGCAACAGCATTCAGAGTGCTGACAAATGACACATAACTTGAAGTAGACATCAATCCCGCCGCATATCCTGTCCACAGACGACAAACGCGGCATTTTACGAAAGGCAAGAAATGAAAAAGCTCACCATAATTTTCGTATCGCTATTCATCATCGGAGCCGCATACGCTGGAGAGCGCGGAGGTTCACAACACGGCAAGCGCGGCAA